TGGTTGTTTGATTATTATAATAATCTTTTTTTAAGCTTTGTAAAGCTTGGATTGACACTTTTTTATAAAAAGGTGTCAGTCCGGACAGTTATATCAAGTGTTGTGCTGTCCGGATTCGGCTTTTGTTGCCTCAGGTTTCACCCTAGTTAAGAGCATCGATGCTCTTGGTCGTTGCGTCTACGACGCTTGTATGGCTTTATAAGCCATTTTTAAGCATTTTTAATGCTTTAGTAGCGAGACTCTCGTAAACTCGCGTCTCGCGCTCTGGGAGTGATGCGACACCTTCGGTGTCTTATTTTTGGTAATAATAGCACTTGAGGCTTTAACGCTGCGCTAATCGCCTTTGGTGCTATTGTTTTGTTGCGCTACTCGCGCGTTGTCGCATCTCTTCCTTGAGATGCGGTCTTGGGCCATCCTTGGCCCGCTTAGTTGACACTAAAAAGGCTCCCGAAGGAGCCTTAGTATTAGCCAGCCTCGCCTGATGGCGGGGGAGTCTCTGGCTGATTTGTTACCACAACCTCTATGGGTTGTGGTGTTTCTGGGGCTTTAGCAAGACCCCAGTCTATAAGTTGTTGCTGATTATCTGCATTATGGATGAAATCCATAAATTTTGCAGGATCATTATCGAATTGTTTGCGTATCTCTGATGGTACGCTTGAGAACGATTTTTCAGCTTTGAGAATTGCGTTCATTGTCTCCTGGAAGTCGTTATTAGGATTATCATCGTATTTGAACTGCTGTAATGCAGCCGTTTTTGCGATCAGGTCCATACCATGACGCTTGACGATATTATTGATATTTACTTCGTCTTTATGACTTTGTTCGACTCGAATTTCCTCATCTTCTGGAATTGTTAGTTGTACTCTATTACGTATTATTTCGCCGTTTGCGTCTGTTTTATAAAATGCCATTGTTTTATTCTCCGAAGGTGTAATCTGTTTCTATCCAATTATTAAGTTTGTCTCGCATTTGTTTGCCTTTATCCCATACTTCGTTTGTAACTTTTCCTACTTGCTTTATGCTATTTTCAAAGTTTTTTGCACTATTTGTTACAAATTTTTCAATTTGTGGTACTGCGTCTGTCAGTGCTTTTGTGCCTTGTGTATAGACTTTTTCTGCATCTCTGGCTACTGCTCCCACAGGGCCTTTAATGTCTATATTTTGTGCTACATTTGCTGTATCAGTTTGCGTTTTCTTTATATCTGCTACCTGTTTAACAAGACCTAATGCTGATGCTACCTGATTCGCTCCGCTTGGCGTTGGATTCATAGTGGCTCCTGCTGCTCTGGCTTGCGCTGTTTGTGCCATGCTGCCAGATCCTGCTGCACCTGCTGGGCTACTAGCATCGAATTTGCCTGCTAGTATTGGGTTAATGCCTGCCTGTTTTAAATCCATCATTCTCCTGGTTACAGCACTGTTAGACATCCTTTCTTGAAAGCCTAATTGTCGACCAATCTGGTCTGCTTGCCATGCTCTGTTTTCGATTGCTTCCTTACTTGAGAATCCGCGTGCTTTTTCTGCTTCTTCTGCTTCGAATACATTACGAGCAGATGCTATTTCCTTATTAGCCTCGTTAGCTGCTTCTACTTGTGACACACCTGTAAAGTCATCCCATAAATCGCCAACAGATGTTCCACCTGCTGACCATTCTAATGGATTTAGTTTTAATCCCATAATATTCTCCTAGAAATGGTCGATCATTCCTGGTACGCCGAATGTCGGCATAGGACGGGCGCATTTAAGTGACATATATGTATCGACTATGAAATGTGGCTCTGTTGATACCTGAATAGCGCGGTCTAGTGGTGGATCTTCCTGTATAAATGTCTCGCCTAATGTTGGTAATGATGCGAAATCCTGCGATAAGTGCCATGGATCAAGTGATCCTGTTGCGTCTGATTGAAATTTACCTGATATTTGAGATGGCTTATAACGGTATTCGGCATAGCGTTCCTGATAGCCGAAAACGAGATCGTCGTTCGCTGATCCGTCACAGTATATTTCCTTGTTAAGAATTTCCTGTTCGCCAAGATGTGCAAGTGAGGGCCAATATATATCGTACCTTGTTGATTTTGATAATTCACGTCTGAGACCTTTCTGGTATGTGAGATCTGCACGTACCGAGATAATACCCATTACTATTCCATGTTCGACGAATGATTTGGTGAATCCATGACCGTTTACTGATGCTGTGCCCATAGCTGATAAATCGCCGACACCTGTTGCTGAGCCGTCTGTAGTACCGGCTTGCTGGGCCACGGGGCTTATATTCACGGGACTGCTCCCGCCACCCAAATATTCGGGACGATAACTAACATCGTAGAAATTAACACCAAAGTGATTTCGTACCAATTCACTATATCTAGTACCGCCACGTGCGTCACGTTCTAGTAATTTTTGTACCTGGAACGCTTCACGTAAATCATTGATCGTTGCTGCTGTTGCATTTGTAAGATTTGCATATATCATTGGGTCACCGCCTAATGCGGTACCCTCAAAACGCATACCTGTACTTGAATCTGCGTTTGTATATGTTACTGTTGCGCCGCCTGTCTCTTGTAATGAACCTACAGAACCGAGACTAAATGCTCCTGATGTTGCTGCTATACCTTCTACTGGCGCCGATGTACCTAATGGTAATGATACGGCGTCGCCTTTTTGTGGCCATGGTAACGCTGATGTAAAGTAATCGTGTCTTTTACCACGTCTGAATAGTTGTCTATTTATATTCGCAGTACCTTGTGGATCTGGGCCATCACCTGTTAGATTTGATGGTGTATCAATTAGGTTTTGATCGCGAAACCATTCTGAAAATATTTTGGCATATGCGCGAAATGGTAGAGCTGAGATATCGACATCGTTAGCTGAAATGCCGTGAGGTACGCCCATATAATTCATTAGTACTTTAAGACGTCCACCTGATGTAGTTAAGTCACCACCGCTGTCTGATCCGTCTGCACCTGATAGTATTGGAATTTGATAATCTATTGAATCACCTGGATCAACTTGTTCACCAAAGAATTTTTTGCTATTTTCCCATAATAAACGAGTCGGGCAAAAGAAGAAATGTGTATCGATGTACATGTTATCCATGATCGGGAATAATGGTGTTGCTAGTCGTGCAAATGCAGTTAAGTTAGCGTTAAATGTGTCTCCGGGAAGAACATCATCCCAATAAAAGGGTACTAGCCATCCGGCATCCATTGTAAATTTGTGACCATGAGAACGGTCGAATTGTGAGCGAGGTGCCTGTATTGATGGAGCCTGGCTAAAGCTGTGTGTCATTACTGATTTCATTTATTTTTCCTCTAACAAGTGAGCGGGGGAATAACCCCCCGCCTTATAAGTTATATACCGCTTTGTTTTTTTAATGTTTCTGGTAGTTCAGTTATATTATCGGTTTTTACTTCAAAACCTGATTTTAACTTGAGTGGTGCTTTGTCTGCTGTAATCTGGCCTGAGTTATCGTCAAATCCACCAATGTGGTAGAGGACGTAATCGTTTTTATGTGCCTGATCTTTGACCGACTCGGAGAACGCACGTATTGCTGATGCGTCGTTGATGTCGGAAAATGGTTTGTTGAATACTTCTGATACTGTGTCATAGATTGTGTATAAATTTAAGAACATTATAGACTCCTTTTGAGTTGTTTAAATTGGGCCTTCTTTACGGTTTCACGTGCTGATAGAGCGGGACCCTTATTCTCTATTTGCATGATTTCTTGTGATATTGCTCTGCCTGCTTTTATGTCATCGTACATGTCGGGATCGATGTTTTGTAGGTAGCTATCATAGTATTTTGGGGGTCGCATTCGCATACCTTTGATTGTAGTAAAGTCTTTAGGGTATACGTCTCGTGTATAATTAGCAATCCAATTATGACCAATGCCAGGACGACGGGACATCGTGCTGTATTCAGGCAAGACTGAAATAATTTCACCAGTGTAGTCATTAATCCGTTCATACGGTTTGAGTCCTGTCTTTTTGTTTACCTGGTCTTTTATTGGGCCGTTGAGTTTTTTCATGCAATACCTGGCTACATATCCTGCAGATTCGAATGATACAGTTCCTATGGTTACGAATCCTTTTTTCCATATTTTTTCGAGAGTCGGGCTTGTGTATATAGGTTCACCAGATGGAGAGTCGAACAGATAGACCCAATCGTTGAAGTTGAACCCGAACACAATAGCATGGTAGTGAGGTCGGTTGGTGTT